CTCCTAACCCCACAAAAGCCACTTTTCTTGCTTTAGGTTTATCTTTAGTAGCTTGTAATATTACCGCAGATGTATAACCTAAAAAAGCAACCGCACCCCCACTCATCTTTAATTGGCTATCTTGTTCACTTAAATATGGCTGAGTTCTTGATTTAGTTTGCTCATACTTATTTAATGCCAACCCTAGCGTACCAATTATTAGTGCATTTCTAGTTGTTTTTTCCATCACTTTCTTTTATTCCTTTCTGACTTCCAAAATAATAACTGAAAATCATAAGAATTAATGTTTTAATTAAATCAAATAATTGGTTGTTCTGCTCATCCGATAATAAATTTATTCTAAATGCTATTACCTTATCTACAATAAACACACCAACTAATGATGCAAATATAATTAATATAAATCTAACTAATACATCTTTAGTTGAATTTATAAACAACCTATTTATATAAAAAACACCTAAACAAATAAATGCAATACTTATTAATACTGCGAATATTGTAACGTATAGATTATTGGTACTAAACATACACTAAATATACTAAATATTTGCCTTAATTACTACCTAAAATAATTAATCTTTTATAATATAATTCTTTAAAGTATCTCTTCCACCAACCATCATTATTCTCATTTGTCATTTCAATATAATAATTAGTCAGTTTTGCGTCATTATAATTCAAATGTTCCATATATGTAATATACTATAAAATAATGATTTTCAATGAAAAAAAAATATTTTAAAAAAAGTTGTAAAAATATTTGTTGTATTAAAAAACAATTCCTATCTTTGATTTATCAATTTAAAACCTAAAAACTATAAACAATGAACACTCAGAAAATCAAATTAACAAATCTTGAAACAAAATTGCTAAACGAAATAGTTTCAATGTATGATGAAGATTGTAATATGTGTTTTACCCGCACATTAACACAATCAGAAAAAGGAGTTATATCATCCCTTGTTAAAAAGGGGTTAGTATATGACTCTTTTGAATTTGACAAACATTTGCAAAATTTAAGCAGAGTAGAACACAATTATTTTCCATCAGAAATTTAATATAAAAGGGGTGCAGTATCCTAACAACTGCATATTTTCAAACCTAAACACTAAAACAATGAACACTTTTGAAGAATTTAAGAAAATTGTAGGAGATGACATTATCATCAAATACGACATTCACGAATCATCCAATATGATTCATATTAGAGGGGATGAATTCTATATGGGTATCCCTACTAAAGATTTAAACGATTGTACGTCAACGGAAAACTCTGTTACCATTAATTGTTTCGGTAGTTTCAACGTGACACTATTCAGAAAAATTAAATACATTCACTTTACTAAATTTTAAAACTATGTACAACTACATTACCGCTTGGGGAAGAATGATGGGTAGCTATGACTACTACATCTTACAACAAATAGAAAAAGCAAAGCAAGATAACGCACCTTCTGATGCTTGTTATTTTAATGACTTTGAACAAAAATGGGTTTGTTACTCTGATATAAACCCAAAGATTCAAATGAAATTAGATTTGTTTGATTTAAACACACCTAATACCGCTAACGCAGTAACAGATTCCCTTATATTAGTAACAATATTTTTAGCATCCTTTATAATTCCTTTATTATGATAAAATACGCAGATTTTTTAATACAAGCCGAAGAAAAAGGTTTAATTGTAATAAGCAAATACACTAGCTTTAGAAACTTTCTTGTTAAATCATTTGAAACTTGGAAATGCGGTGATGACATATACTGCATTGAAGTATTAATGAATGATGACACTATTATTTACAAACAAATTGATAATCTATGAAAGATATAAAAGAACAAGTGAAAACCCTACTAATAAAACACCCCGAACTTAGAGACGATGACTTTAAGTTGATTGCAACCTTATATAGCGTTCAAAGTGGGGGTTGGAATGCCTTAAAAAATATTTCTGCATTTGATTTCCTAATAAACTTTGCAAATCATAAGTATACTAGTTTTGAAAGCATTACTAGAGTTAGAAGAAAGTTACAAGAAGAAGACGAAAATCTTAGAGGGGCAAAGTATTTAGAAAGACAATTATTGGAAAAAAAAGTAAGAAAAGAAATTAAAACTCTTTAGTTCTTAGGGCAATTGAAAAATCAAACCTCCGTTTCTACGGGGGTTTCTTTTTTTATGTATATTTGCATTCGGAATTGGTTTTCATAGTTTTAGGTTTTAGTCGCCCCGTTTCTACGGGGGGACTTTTTTAATCAGTAGAAGTTATTAACTGAAGTGCGTATGCTGATTGAGAAACTATTTCAGCACTATATTTATCCGTTTGATATTGTAAACCTATTTCATTATACTTTTCTTTATTGGGATGTTCATCTATACTAATAATACTCCCATCTCTTAAAAAGTTTTTATACAAATTTGATAATATGCTTATTGCAACTCCGCTTATTAATATTCCAAACCCTTTCTTAGAATAATAATCAGCATAGAACCTTACTAATTGAATGTACATAGTTATATATTTTTAAGATGAATTGATTTTAGAAATTCTATTTTATCTTTCTTGTCTCCGTATTCAATATGACAAGCACGGCATACTGCGATTAGGTTTTTTATATCATCTTTTTCTATTGAACCGCCCATACCTCTTGATTCTATATGGTGTATGTCAACTGCTTCTGCACCACAGATTTCGCAAGAAACAAATTCCCCATAGTAGTTAAAGTAATCGTAGTAAATCTTAGTATGTTTTTTCACACAAAGAATTTTTCTTTATTACATCTGTTACAAGACTTGTGTTTTATATCCCCAAAATATTTTGTTGGTATAGTCCATTTATGACCTAGAATAAAACAATAGATTTTTTTCAGCATACTTATTTTATTGTTATGAAATAATTACTTTTTAAAAGATATTCATATAAACTTTTTACATCTTTACATATCTCTTTACTGCCATCCCAAGCATTTAAATCTTTTTTTAGCTTACCCGATATAGCATCCTTTTCGTATAAGAACCAACTCAGCCAATCCATACCTTCGGGAGTTAATATATTACCCCACAATAATTCAATTAACGAATCTTGACTTTCAAAAGAATCAAGAACGTCAATTTTTAATTTATATAATTGATTTTTTAACTTATAGTGACTTACCATAAGTCCTATTGCTTTTTTGAATGTCTCTATCTTCAATTGTCTCTATTTTTAACGTGTAGAAATCTCTATTGGGTTCGTAATCAAATTTAGTTAAGGCATTGCAAATATAGTTTGCATATTTTTCACTTAAACTAATAGCAATAGGTTTATCTTGACATATTTCACCCGTATCAGCGTCTACATCTTTAAACCTAATTTCCCAATGTTCTTTTATGTTACTAATCTTCGTCATCTTCTTCAAATAATTCGTCATATAAATCATTAATACAAGCATCTATTATTTTCAAAGATTTCCTTCTAATTCTTTTCACTCTTTTCTCATCTTCTTTATTCATAATAGCAGTATCAATATCTTGTACCGCACTCAATGAGTAGTACGCAGAAGCTATGTATTCAGAATTAGTAGTAAACTCTACTTCAAAGTTTTCTAGTATTTCTTCTTCATTTTCTTTGACCTTTTCTTCTTCTTTATTTTCTTCTATCATTTTTTTGACTTTAAAGATTCTAAATCGGGTCTTTCTAATTCCAATGGAGTGTGTGGAATACCCTTATTGATTCTTACGCTATTTTTTCTCCTTAAATGCTTACCTATTGATTCTATAATTTCTATTGATTCAGATGGATGTAATTTACTCAAACTAGCTTTTATGCTATTAATTATGTCAAATTTTGTTTGCATTATCGTTATTTATCCGATTTTGTGCAATATTTTTTACAAGTATTGCAGATGTATTGTATTTTTTTAAGTCCCGTAGTAGTAGTTCTATATTTTGAAACGTGTAAATCATTACTACCACATTCGGGGCAACTACCTCTATCTTGACCAAATAAAACTCCATAATGGGTTTTAGGTTCAATATGAACAGATAGTTCCTTATAGACTTTCTCTAGCAAAACTACGTCCATTTTGCAATACTTTATCATTTTCTCCATAGCTTTTTTATCCTTGTTGATAAAAATATCTTTCCACATAGAGAACTCAGTCTTAATCTTTTTTCCCATTCCTAAAAATTGGGCAATATAGTCTAACCTATTAGAATTAAATTTAAACTTAGAACGACTTACTTTAAGAGTATCTATTGTTTTGTATGATGGGAACATTGGTATTCTATGAAATAGACATCTAGTTCTTAACCAAGCTAAATCAAATTTGTCTCCGTTGTGAGCAATCATTTCATCCGAAGTATTTGCAACTTCTACGAATTTTTTCAGCATTGCTTTATC